CGAAGAACTTGAAGAACTTAGAAAACAAGTTGAAGAAGTTAATGCAATAGTTCCTGAAGAAGAACCAAAAGCAGAAGAAGTTAAAGAAGAAAAAGTTGAAGAGCCAGTTGTTGTTGACGAAAGAGAACTAATTCGTGTTGGTTCTGAAACAATAACACCGATTGGCAATTTTAAGGAGGAAAGAAAAATGGAAAAGAAATACACAAGAGCAAGCGAAGAATACAGAAATGCTTGGGCAAAGACTCTAATGGGAGTTGAACTTAACGAAGAAGAAAAGAGAGCAATTGGAGATGCTGTTGGAACAACTGCTACAACTTACGTAGCTTCTGCAGCAAACACACAAGGAATTAATAACGTAGGCTTATTTATTCCAACATCAATCATTCTAGCACTTAACGAGAGAGCCGAACAAGAATCTCCTATCTGGAGAGATATTCGTAAATATCAAGTAAATGGCAACGTAACAGTTCCTTACTTAGATGATGCTGACGATGCTAAATTCTATGTTGAACTTGCTCCAACAGCTAATGAAGGACAAGAGTTCAGAGCTCTTGTTTTAACAGGTAAAGAACTTGCTAAAAACATTGAGCTTACTTGGAAAGCTGACCAAATGACAGTAGACGGATTTGTTAACTATATCATTGATGAACTATATGACAAAATGTTTAAAGCTAAAATCACAGCTGTTATTTATGGAAATCCTTCAAACAATGAGCCAAAAGGTTTAACAAACGGAGTTACAGCAGTAACAACAGGAGCTACTCCTATTGATACTATTGCAAACGTAAAAGCTGGAATGAGTGACAAAGCTAAGAGAGTAGCTAGAGTTTATATTTCAAGTGCTGTTGCTGATGCTATCAGATATTATAAAAATGGCGAAGGGAACTATCCTTACTTAGTAGGACTTCCAGCAGGAGTTGAAGAAGACCCATTCTTACTAAACAACGATATTGCTGTTGGTAATATGAAAAACTATGTATGGAATGAGCAAGAAGACATCAGAATCGATAGAGATATCGACATGAGAAAGAGAACTGCTATATATGGTGGTTATCAAGTAGTTGATGGTGCTCCAAAAGCTAACGCTTTCGGTTATGGTCAATATACACCAACTGTTTAGTCTAATTTATAAAAATAAAGCGAGGTTGAAACTGATATGACAATAGAAAACATGGACGAATTAAAAAGACTTGTTAAACAAACGTTAGGGATTGTTGAAACAGCTACTGCGAAAGATGAGGAGCTTGAACTTCTTATAACTGCAGGAGCTGACGATATGGCAAGAGCTGGAGCTTTGGTTGATACCACTTCAGCTCTAGTTAAGAAAGCAATTCTAACATATGTTAAAGCAAACTTTGGAGTTTCAAATCCTACTGACAAGGAACGTTTCTTGAAATCATATCAGCTTTGCCTTGCTGAATTAACTTTGAGTGAAGGTTATAAGGAGGCTGAAGTAGATGCAGGATTGGACAGTTAAACTAATATCTCAGCAGTATGTGATTGATGAAATAGGAAATCAGATACTTCAAGAGAACGTAGTTGAAGTTCCTATCACAGAAATTCAAGATGTCTACCAGTCGGAGTTCTACAACGCATCGCAACAAGGTTTAAAGCCAACACTTCGAGTCGTTATTAACAACTTGAATTATGGCGATGAAGAAGAATTATATTATATGAACAAGCGATACACGATAATCAGAGTTGACAGAGTTGACAATGAGTATATCGCTTTAATTTGTGAAAAGAGAGTTGGTTACAATGGCAATCAAAGTTGACATTAATGACGTTGCAAACGAAATAACCAAATGGTTAACAGAGTATTCAGAAGAAGTTACTGACGTTGCAAAAGATGTAGTGGATAAAGTTTCTGAGGAAGCTAATCAAGAAATACTAAATCATATAACATTTCACGACAAAACATACTCGAAAGGCTTCAGGATAAAGACTACGTTCGAAAACAGCAGAAACAAAAAAAATACATGGTTCGTAGCTAAAGAGTATAGACTAACACATCTATTAGAATACGGACATATAACAAGGAACGGAGGAAGAACGAGAGCCTTCCCTCATATAAAATATGGCAACGAATTTGTTAAAAATAATTTTGAACGTGAAATGAAGGAGGCAATCCAAAAGTGCAAGATTTAAAAAATATGTTGGAACAATTAAATATCCCTGTTGTGTATGATCACTTCAACACATCAACAAATCCACCATTCGCAGTATATAGACGTGACTCAACTTCAAACTTTGGTGCAGACAATAAAGTTTATAAAAAGATAAACAACTACTATGTTGAATTATATACAGAATTTAAAAATCCTGCTCTTGAGGAACAACTTGAGAGCATTTTTAATGCAAGTGAAATTTTTTACGAAATTGAAAGCGAAACGTACATTGACACAGAGCAGATGTACGAAGTGATTTATTTAATTTCGATTGTTGAAGAATAGAAAGGAGAAGAAAAACAAAATGGCTAACAAAGTAAAATTTGGTTTTAAGAATTGCTATTATGCAACAATTACTGAAGGCACAGGCGGAGCTATTACATATGGCACACCTGTTCAATTAAAAGGTGCTGTATCAATGAGCTTATCGCCAAGCGGAGAAACAACAGAGTTCTACGCAGACGATGGCTTATATTTTAGTGACGTAAATAATAACGGATACGAGGGAACTCTTGAGCTTGCTTTAGTTCCAGACGACTTTAAAATTGCTTGTCTAGGTGCAACAAAGAATACAGACAATGTATTAATAGAAAACTCAACAACTGTTAACTCTCCATTCGCTCTATTATGCGAATTTACTGGAGATGAAAAGGCGAGAAAATTTGTATTCTATAACTGCATGGCATCAAGACCTGACGTTGCTTCTACAACTAAAGGCGAGAGCATTGAAGTTCAAACTGAAACATTAAATTTGACAATTAGACCAAATGCAGATGGAGTTGTTAAGGCTGAAACAAGCGAGCAAACTCAATCTACAGTTCTTGATGGCTGGTACACAACTGTATACGCAGGCTAATAATTCAAAGGAGTAATCTATGGAGAAGATTTTAAATATAGGTGGCAAAGAAATTAAGATGAAATCTACTGCAGGCACGATGATGAGATACAGAAACAACTTTAATCGTGACTTCATAAAAGACCTTGTTAAATTGCAAAGCAAACTAAATGAGAAGATTGAGAAAGGTACAGAGTTTGAAGCTCTTGACCTTGATATATTTGAAAAAATAGCATGGTGCATGGCTAAGACTGCTGATGACAACGTACCTGATATTGAGCATTGGCTTGATGAATTTGAAACGTTCGATGTTATGCAGGTGCTTCCTGAGATTATGGCTTTGCTTGTTTCCAACATGGAGCAAATAAATAATAAAAAAAAATTAGAGGCACAGGAAAATGTGCAGAAGTAAACTCAAACACAGTAGTTTTGAGGTGCTTGAAAATTGGAATGAGCCTGTCGGATATGGACAATGTCACGATAGGCTTCATTCTTGATTTAGTTGATGAAAACAACAGTGAGCATTACGAAAGCGAAATGCCGATTGATGCAAATACTGAAATTATAGATAGATTTTTTTAGGAGGCGAAAACATGGCTGGAACGATTAAAGGAATGACGATTGAGATTGGTGGCAACACCGCTCCACTCGAACAAGCCCTTAAAAGCACGAATAAAGAAATCAACGCAACACAAAAAGAATTAAACGAGGTTAACAAACTTTTAAAATTAGATCCAAAAAACACAGAGATTCTAGCTCAAAAGCAGTCACTCCTAAGGCAACAAATCTCACAAACTACAACAAAACTTGATGCTTTAAGAGAAGCACAGAGAAAGCTTGATGAAGAAGCCAAGAAAGGCGGAGACGTTAATCAAGTTGAATACAGAAAGTTGCAACGTGAGATTGCAGGTGCAGAGCAAAAGTTAAACAGTTTAAATAAAGAGTTCAGAGATAGTGGCAAAGCAAGTAAAGAAGCAAGCGAAGGTTATACAACCTTTAAAAATATTTTGGCGAACCTTGGAACTCAAGCAATTCAAGGAGCTATTGTTGGAGTTCAGAAATTAGGCAGTGCATTTATTAATACAGGAAAGCAAGCACTACAAAGTTATGCTGATTATGAACAGCTCGTTGGCGGAGTCGAAACACTATTTAAAAACAATTCTGACACTGTTATCGCTAATGCTGAGAAAGCTTATAAAACAGCTGGTCTGTCAGCTAACGAATACATGGAAACAGTAACAAGCTTTAGTGCATCT